GAAGAAAATGACCTTAGCCGGAACCTCATTCCGTGTTCCGTATCCCGCGTCAAACTCAACAGTAACCGGCAAAAGCCTGTCTGTGTCCAGACTTGGACTGCTGAACGCATCCAAAAACCGGACGGTCGCGCCACCTGGCGTCTGTATCAGTTCAAAATGGGCCGAATTGACCGTCTGTTCCGTGCCGTTCTCGTCGCGATATTTGACCGTGGCCGAGGAAACATCTGGAAACGGAAGATCAAGGCAATTTTCCCAGCGCTCAAAGCCAAGCGCCCACGTCTGCGTCACAAGACACCGACCAGCTACTCCGGAATACCCATCCAACAAATCAACCGCAGCCTGCAAATAGGTTTGCAGCAGAATGTCGTCGTCGGAATAATCGACAATCGCCGCCGCTTTCGCCTCTGATAGCGAAACAGGCAGTTCTGCCGGTGGCGTGATGCGGAAAGGCTTCATTTCTTGGCCTTTGACTTCCGTGCAGGCTCCTTGACCCACTCAGCGCCGCCAATACGCACAAGAGTTTCAGCGTGGCCCTCAACAATGTCTTCTCCGATTGTCAGGACTTCATCTTTTTCCCGCCGCACCAGTTTTACGTTGCGATAACGCAGAAGTTTGATTTTTTTCGCCATATCATCACCTCCAAAAACCGGAGAAGGGGCGACCGAAGCCGCCCCAGTCAAGATTAGGTAAGGTCGCCATAGACGAACGCATTGGGGCGGAACACTTCCAGCGCCAGACGCTTCTCGGCCAGGATCGTCACCTTATTGTTCACAAAGTTGTCCTGGTCCTCATTCGACGCCATCACACGCATTGCCCAGCGGTCCCAGATCTGCGCGCCCATTGCGTACGAGCCAACGTGGAACTTGCCCTCGGCAATCGAGTGCGAAGCCGCGACACGCATACCCCACAGGCGCGGTGCCAGACCGGTTGTGACAGATGCGTGCAGGTATTTCCCGTCGCCATCTTTCAGCATTTCGATCTTGGCCCAGTCCTTGTGGTTCAGGATAACCCCTGTTGCAGTCATAAACGAGCTGTTTACCTGCTCTTTGGCAACGCGGATATCATCCACGCCATCGGTCGGAGTGACGCCGGTCAGGAACAGGTTGTTGTAAGCAACAAAGTTGCCGGTGTTCAGCATCCCGTCCAGGTTAGGAGAAGTGCCGTTGCCGTTCAGAATCTGGTCTTCTTCCTTGAAATCCACGCCATATCGCAGGCGCATGTCAATGTAAGAACGTAGCATGGGCGCATCGGAAAGAACTTCCGAGGATACGCGAATCCAGTGTGATATCTTCTCGACGTTCACCTGACCTCGCTTGAAGGTGATATCCGACTGAGGTTTGGTCGCACCTTCCGCGACAGGTGCGGCATTATTGGTGAACACATCCTCTTCCGTCCGCTGAATCACGTTGGACGTGGTTTGGCCTGCCGGGATCAGACCACGAACCGACAACGGTTGGTCAATCGGATTCAGGAATCCTGCGTTGTGCTCAGGAACCAGAACATTGCGGTTGGGCGATGCCTGGGTGTTGCCCAGATTGGTGATGTCCTTGGCTTCGATGGTATGCGACCAGGAGCCACGTGCTTCCGGAGTCATACCATCGAAAGAGCCGGACTTGATCATCATGTCGCCCAGCGACTGAGGCACCCCGCCGCCGCCGCCGCGCTGCATCTTGGCTTCGGCCTTGTCTAGAAGATCGTAAATCTTCTCGTTTTCGGCCTTCTGCTCTTCGATACGGTTCTTGATGTCGGTCAGGTCTTCCTTGGTTGCGGACTTTTCCTTGAAAACATCGATCTGTTCGGCCAGATTCTTGTTTTTCTTGTCCACATTTTCGTAATGCGATTTGATTTCGCTCTTGAGGTCAGCAATGACCTCATCGAATGCCATATCATTGGGCATGTCACTTCTCCATAATTTAGTTGGGTTACGCGCGGATGTCGCGCAGAAACTGCTTCAGTTCATCTACCATCTCGGCAGCGGCTTCAGCGGCATCACGCGCGCCCAAAACCTGTTCGACAAGCACCGCAGCACCGTGCTTAGCCTCTTTTGCGGAAAAACCTACATCACGCAGGCTATTTTCCAGAAATCTCTTCTGTTCAGCGACATCACCCATCGCCTTGATGTCCGAAATGCCAGCCTCCAACTGCATTGGGAAAGTCACAAGTGACACCTCCCACAAATCAAGATCCCGCAATTCCCGGGTTCCATCGTCGCCTTTTGTCGCCTTGCGAGTTCGATAACCAATGGACAGACCATCCATGGCCCCGGCATTGATCAGGGCGATTGCCTCTTTGCCCTTCGCAACATCGCTGAGAATGCGCCCCCTAACACGCAGACCGGTGTCATCCTCCTTGACCTCATCCCAGACGCCAATGGGTTGTGTCGGGTCATGCTGCCAGAGCATCTTGACCTTCCGGTTTTCACTTTCGGCGGACTTCAGGGACTTTGTGTAAGCTCCGCTCATAATCTTGTCCCCACCCTGATCGACAATACCGAACAAGGAGGCGTAACCGGAAATCACACCCTCTTTGACCTCTACGCCGCCAGCGTCAAATTTCAGATTCAGTGTCCGCATTTTCATGCTTCATCCCCATCATTAGTAGTTTGTCACCGCCCTTTATGGGATTTCGGCCATCTTCATGCCTCGCCTCGTTCTGCGTCAACCACGGTGCGTGTCCGCCCGATCCTAGCGCTTTCGCCAAGTAATCGGCCCGATCACTTGGTGACATGCGGATCAAAGCCCGCTCATTAAATTCTGCGCGCAGATGTTTGCTTTTATCGAAGAGTGTCCGGTCCAGCCCCTGCTCCCAGCGCGTGAACCAAGGCTGCATGGTATGAACCAGATGAGCGTTGAAAAAAGATTCCGCACTGGCGAATGTGCTGGTCTTGTCAGAATGCATCAGCATCTGCGGGAACACACCATACACCCGCGCAATCTCTTCAATCTGGAATTTTCTGTTCTCGATTGACTGCTGTTCTTGTGGGGTTCCCATCATTTGATGAAATTGGGCGTTGAAATCGATGATCCCGATCCCATTTCCCTCGCCAAACTGTGCTTTCCAAGCCTCTTTGATCGTTTTTACACGGTCTTGGTTTTGCGCCTCACCTGCGGTGATTATGCCGTAAGGTGCATTACTCGCAGCCAGCTTTGCCTGCCTACCTTCCAGGTCACGCGCAAGCCCGAGAGCAGCCGCCGCCTGCCTTGTGACGTCCAGTCCTTGGACAAAATCCCAACGCGGGTTCGATACTTCGATGATGTCATCTCGGGAAAATTTCCCATAGACACCATACTCAGCCACACCGATTTCGTAGACGTATTCACCTGATACCTGATCGTGGTACGCATTCACCCAACGCGGATGCAATGGAAGGATTTCGAGAGGTCTACCATCAGATCCGCGCCGAACAAAAGCCCTGCCCGACCCGGTGAATACAGCGTGGAGGGTCAGCGCCTCACGCAATTCCACCGAAGTCATCCAATCGTTAGGGCGACGATTCAAAAGGCGATATGTTCGGTCTTCAACAGCGTTCCGACGAACAATGAAATCGCCTTCCAGTTTCTCGTGCTTGACGTGCAGATCGACCTGCCCGACACCCTGAGCAATGACCATGCCAGCCCGAAGCGCGGCCATGACCTGTTCCTGGTGCTGGATGAACCATCCCAGCCCCATAATCAGCGCCACCGCGCCATCGATTTTGTTCCCCGGCAGTTCCTTGCGGGGATACACGTTGTCTTTTGCGTCGTAATGTCCAACCACGTTTCCGATCATCCAGTTCAGCACCGCGTTTCCTGGGTGGTGAATCCGGCCCTCGCGCATCAGTGCGTCCAGCGTCTTTGTCGCCTCCGACATGTTCGCAACCGTCTGCCGAAACTCATCAGCCGGGAAATTGTCCCGCTGAAGGTTTGAAATCATATGCTGCGCCTGCCACGGGTCAGCCACAACAGCCCGAATATTACGACCTGGTACTTCCAGCCGAATTTCATCCTCGATCACTGCAAAGTCGATTGTTTCCCCCGCAGTTGCGGTCAAGTCTCCCTGCATTTCCCAACCCCGATACATCGGGTGTCGGTCTTCCTCTATCGCCGCACGTGGCAGGTAGAATGTCGGGAATACGTAAAAATGATCTTTGCCATCCTTTGGGCGCTTGTAGACGTTCAGCTTCGCCGCAATGTCGATCTTGGACGCAAGGTCCAGTGCAACAACACTTTCCTCTTGCTCAAAATCCAGTTCGTCCAGTGACTTATCTTCACAGCGCCGCCAGTGTTCTGTATCGAACAGCGCCGAATTTGCGTCCACCCAGATATTCAGGTGCTTGGTCAGGTAATTCGCCCGAGCTGTTGCGACCTGCCGCGCCTTGCTGGCGGTCTGTAAAACGACTTTCGGATCAACCGAAATACCCCAATTCGGGTTTGCCTTTTTCAGCGTGGCCTCGTCAAACGGGTCGTCACCCTCGTCAATCGTATAGACAATCCCGAATGTCGCATCTGCCGCAACGTCCGTCGCAGTCCCACCAAGAACATTCAAAACATAGTCTCGGACCTCGTAGCATATCCCGTGTTTATTGCTGCCCGCCGTTGTAATCAGCCAAAGAAGCGATTGAGGCCGCTTGCCTATACCAGTTTCAAGGACGTCA